GACCCATAACAAAACTGAAATAACCCATAACAAAACTGCAACACCTATACAAGTAGGAGAAGAATTATTAGAAGATCAACCCTATTAAGATATGAACCCAGACCACATAGAAGCTCAACAAGAGCGTATACAAACGAGGATTGAAATGATTCGCACAGAATCCAGAATCCTTTCCTATAAGATAGAGCGAATGGAACAGCAACGCCACCAGCTACAGGACGAAAAAAGAAAACTCAAAGAGTTACTTGATTCCTCTGTAAGAGAAGAAGCCCTAAGCAGTCTGCAAAAAACCGCAGACAAGCAATTCTCAACCCAGAAAGATAAATGAGTCACTTCTACGATTGCTCCGATGAGCCGTTCCTTACCAAAGCAAGCACCCCTTCTCAAGCGAAGAAGGTCGGTGCTTTTCCGTCTGTGACCACTGTGATGGGAATCATCAAAGACCCCTTCTTGGATGGAACATGGTCTCCCAATAAATTTGTTGAGCTAGCTAGGGAAAACGAAGATTGGGATATGGAGGAAATCAAGAGGCGTAAGTTTGGTATGCGTGAGTCTCCCATTGATGGCTCGGAGATAACATCCTCGGAGTTCGGCACGACAGTGCATGGAAGGCTGGAGAAGCACATCAATGATATGATAGCTGGCAAAAAACCCAAGCTGGATTCCGAATGGGATGGCTGGGCTGAACCCTTCTTGAAGCACCTAGTGGACAACCAGATTGAACCCATCAAGGCAGAGATGATTGCGTGGGATGACGAGATCAAGGTAGCTGGTAGCGTGGACTTCGTTGGCAGAATGCCAGACGGCAAATACTACATGGCTGACTACAAGTGCAGGGACTGCAAGGGTCGTGGTGGTAAGTTCTACGAGAAGAAGGACTGCACCCAGCTAGCTATCGAGAGTTGGATGCTAGCTAGGATGTGGGAGCTAGAATACCTGCCTTGGATTACCAGCGTGTGCATAGACATCGGCACAAAGAAACATTACCACAAGGAGTGGAGTTGGAAGCAGATGCAGAAGGGTATTGAACGCTTCAAGCTAACTGCGGAAATCTACTGGATGGATTTTATGAACCCCTAGATGTATGAAAGCAATCTGTATAAAATTCAAAGAGAAGGATAAGGACATCACTTATTACACTTGGAAGATTGCTAGGGATAAGAAGACCGCATTCAAGTTTGCCTTCGGCAGGGCGATGCCAAAGGATTCATCGGAGCTAGTCACCAGTCGTGGACTCCCCATCACAATAACCGAGGTTGAAGAATATGAAGTATCTGAAGCATTCCCAATTACAGAGCTATCGAAAGAAGCACCTTCCCAAAAAGTGTCCGATAATGGAGACTGGTTGCTATAAGCCCTGCGTGGATCACAATCATGTGACTGGTATGGTGCGTGGCGTTATATCCATGGAGGGCAATACATTCTTGGGGCGTGTGGAAAATAGTTTCCGCAGGTTTGGGACAAGCTCCGATGCTGGACTTCCAAGTATACTCCGCAACATGGCTGACTACATAGAAAGGGGTGACACGGATTACCTTCATCCAGTGGGACTTCGGCAGTTGGCTTCTAGGTTCAAGAGACAAACTGTTGAAGAACAGGAAGTTACGCTAAAGAAATTAAAAGCAAAAAAAAGTGAAATAAATGCTTGCAATAACTCCAAGGAGAGAACAGCATTGTATCGAAAGTTAATTACTAATCATGGAAAATAAAAACATACTACAAGAAATCCAATCGGAACTCAAAGCTCCGAAGGGTCAACGCAATAACTTTGGCAACTACAATTATCGTAGTGCCGAAGATATTTTAGAAGCAGTCAAGCCACTGCTCAAAAAGCACAACTGTGCATTGGTCATCAACGATGAAGTCCTTGATGTTGGTGGTCGAGTTTATGTAAAGGCTACAGCTATGATAGCTTTTGAAAACCAGCCATTCGCAAGCTCCACTGCATTTGCTCGTGAGGCAGAAAACAAGAAGGGCATGGACGAGGCTCAGATCACTGGGTCAGCTAGCTCATACGCTCGCAAGTATGCACTGAATGGATTGCTTGCTATTGATGATACGAAGGATGCCGACTTCACAAACAAACACGGCAAAGATTCTCCAGCTACCAAGAAGGTGGCTAAAAATAATAACGAACTAATATAGGAGGTAAAGCATATGCAAGAATATGATAATACTAATAAGGGTGCGATGTTTAAGAACAATCGCAAAGAGAAAGAGACTCACCCAGACATCGGTGGGACAATTAATGTAGAAGGCAAGGACTACTACATCAACGCATGGAAGAAAGAATCCAAAAAGGGTGTTCCCTTTTACTCTCTCTCCGTGAAGCCCAAGCCAGTGGAATCCACACCACTGGAAGCGGATGAAGCATTTTAGTGCCAACCACTGTCGCTAAATCATACTAGGAATTGGGGGGTAGGAGTTTTTTGTATTTGTCTCCTATCCCCCTTTTTTTATAAACCAATCAATCAATATAAAAAAATGGTAACTTCAGAAAAAAAATCTAACGAACAATTCATGCAAGAACTTCGGGATGGCAACTTGCCGTCCTTCGTAAATGAGCTACCCAATAGTGGTAGCATGACCAACTTCTCCACTGGTGCAGTGAGGGATGCAATGCAGGGAAAGGGACTTCCATCAATGATACCAACCTGTGCATTGAAATCCATAGCTAAACGCTTTGAGGATGGTGCAAGTAAATATGGCAGGGACAACTGGAAAAAGGGTATACCCTTGTCTCGCTACTGCGATGCAACCCATCGACACCTCTGGGCATTGCGTGATGGAATGACTGACGAGGATCACTTCGGTGCTGTCCTCTGGAATATCGCATGCTGGCAAAAAACCAAACAAATGATTGACAGTGGTCTCCTTCCAGAAGAACTTAATGATCTTTAACCAACCAATATATAAAAATGGCTGACTACATAGAAAACTACCGCAAAGCACTCAAGAATAAATTTGAGAGTGCAGAAGACAAGAAATCCAAAACTCAGTTTTGGGAACAAGCTCCCCTTGATATCGCTTGGGGCAAGAAGGTGGGACTCATCAAAGAGATGTCCTACGAGGATTACCTAGAGGCTAACTTACCCAAGTCAAAGCCCAAGGTTACGGATGAAATGCGTAGCGTTATCGCATCCTCGCTGGAAATACCATCATGGATTCTTGCCCAATACTACGGACTGCATCCATCAACGATACAGCACATTCGTAGCCAAGCGAGGGAGTCAGTATGATTGAATCCGAGAATGCAATAGAGGCAGAACTCAGTGTTCTAGCTAGCTGTATATATAGCTCCGATGGCGAGGTGTTCGATGACATCTCTCGCACATTGACCGAGGGTGATTTCCATGATCACAACAACGCCAGTATCTTCTCTGCTATTCGCAGGGTCGTAAACAACAAGGACGAAATCAACGAAGTCAGCCTAGCTGAAGAACTTCGCAAGATGGGTGTCCTAGATAAAGTTGGTGGTGTAGTTAAGATAATGAAACTCATGGATTCCCCATGCACTGCAAACGCAGGGGTAACATCCGCAAAGATCGTCCTACGCCACAGCCAATCTCGCAAGCTAACTAGGCATTACCGCCTCCAGCTTGAACGCTTGGGTGAGAATGCTTCTCCGCAGGACATCGCCACAAACTCCGAAACCCAGATTCGTGAGATCATGGATACCACCGAGGATTCCAAGCAGTGCCTTGAAAAGTCTGCACTGGAACTCAAGCAACAGTTGGATGACATCTTTGAGGGCAGATATGTTTCCCAGAAGATACCCACTGGAATATCCCATCTGGATGATAAGCTAGATGAGAATGGCATAGGTCTGGGAGAGGTATGTGTGGTCGCTGCACCAACGAGTTGCGGAAAGTCCCAGCTAGCTCTGAACTTCGTTCTTCGGAACTCCATCGTGGATAATGTCCCAAGCTGTATATTCAGCTTTGAGATGCCAGCTAGCCAGCTTACCAAGCGTATGACCCAGACTGCATCCGCAGTGAATCTCAAGGGATACCATGATCTTTCTGTCACTCCAGCAGAGAGGGATAGGGTCGAGGAATCCATTGAGAAAATATCCAAAGCACCCATCTATACCGAACACCATGTAAGGGGCATCGATGATCTGCGATCCAAGGCTCGTAGGCTCAAGCGTAAACACGGCATCAAAATCGTTGTTGTTGATTACCTGCAACTGATTCCCTTCAACCCGAATCTCAGTAAGCATGAGGGCATATCCCAAGCATCCCATGGCATCAAGCAGATGGCTATGGAGCTAGATGTAGCTGTGATTCTCTTGGTGCAGGTGAACCGCACTGGTGCTATGCGAGATACTGGTCTCGTCCTCTATGATCTCAAGGATTCTGGGGACATTGAAAACGATGCGGATATAGCACTATTAATGTATCCACAGGGTGGGGACATAGATTCCTGCCGTAGGGTTGACCAGAAAACTGGGAAGTCCTATCTAGAAATGGAATACAATGTAGCAAAGAATCGTGAGGGAGAGCGTGATCTCAAGGGACGATTCAGATTTATTAACTCAACAGGGAGGTTTCAATAATGAAAGACAAGGTAGAAGAGACCATCGGGTATCTCGATATGGATCGAGAACTCAAGCGTCTTCAAAGATACGAGGAACTGGTAAAGTTTCTTTTTGAATCCCATACGCCCATTGACCTTTACATGGATGGTGAGGGTTATCTAATGGACGAAGAAGAGGGATTCGCTATCATGGACGAATACAAAATGTTCGGAACAACCAAACCAGCCGAATACGAAGGCACTGACCCCAGAGACTATGAATAAAGACACCGATTACCACGACAGGCTTGAGCAGGAGGTTACTCGTCTCAAGCGAGACATTATCCAGCTAGAAACACAGCTAACAGTGATTCAAGGCAAGCTGAAAGTTTCCGAAAGGGAAAACGATTTATTAACACTGGACATTCAACAGTTGCACCAAGCGATTGCCGTCCTCAACGATGAACCCACGAACTCCTTATGAAAGGAGAAATTATTTACTTATC